TTGAAAAATTTGAAAAAGTATCAATCTCTGAATTACTTCATGAAAAGCAAAATATTGAACAATTTAATTCAAATCAAGATATTTTAGCTGATGATATTATGAAACATGAAAAATTGTTGAGTGATTTAGAAAATGAAAAAAATGATTTATTAAATAGATTAGAATTGTTAGAAAAAAGAATTGAAAATGGAAAAGAAAAAATTAAAACGCTACAGCAACCAAAACAAAAAAAAGATTTAACTGAGATAATTTCTAAAATAGAAAACGCTGAAAATATTAACATAAAACATAATGAATATCTTAATTTTGTAGAAAAAAGTAATAAAAGAGATGGTTTAATTTCAGAAATTGAATCAAATAAAAAAAAGCAATCAGATTTAAAAAAAGAGCGAATAGATTTTATTAAAAGTTTTCATCTTCCTTATGACGGATTAGAAATAAACGATAAAGGGGAATTGTTATTAAATTCCAGGCCAATAAAAGAGCCCTATTTTTCTAAAGGTGAACTGGAATTAATTGTGGCCAGACTATATAAATCAAAAAATCCAGAATTAAAACTTAGATTTATAGATGATTTTGAATTATTAGATGAAAATAATCAAGAGAAAATTATCACTGAGTTAATTAATGATGGATTCCAGGTAATAACTGCGGAAGTAGGAGAAAAATCTGAAAAAGAAAATGTGATTATTTTGAAAGAATGCTCTATTTTAAATAATAAACAAAAAAATGATTTAATTTAATGCTTAAATGGAGGTAAATAAATGTATTTTTGTGAGTTTTGTGAAGCGGAGTTAGATTACGAAGATAGTTATGGTACTAAAGATTATATTATATATGGAGATATAAAGGGAAAAAATGGAGAAATATTTAGATGTCCTAATCATCAAGGATTTGAAAATAAAGAAGAGGCAATAGAATATGCTAAAAATAATAATTTAGAGTATAAAGATGATTTATGGGAAGAGATTGTTTGTGAATCATCGGACCAGCGGGTATCTGGTTCATACTATACTGATAGGGACGGAAACTTACATCTTGGGTATCCTTGTTAATAATTTTAAAAAATAAATATTAGAAATAAAGGAGTAAAAAACAATGATTGATCATCAAGAAAAATTTGAATTATATGATGTCAGAGTAAGAAGATTGCGAAATGGAAATAAATTAAGATTGACTTTTGAAATACCATATAATTTAGATACGGAAAAACGTATTATTGACTTAAGAGGCGAAAACATAAAATTAAAAATGGTTGATATTGAAGGTCAAACAATTTTAGAAGATCAAATTTTTGAAATTTTTGATATAAAAGTTCGTAAATTATCATCAAATGATAGATTATCTTTTATTCTTGAAAACATGTATGATAAAAAAGTAGAAATGAGAGTAATTGAAAAAAGATTTGATGATGTTTCCTTGTTAATGGAGACCATTGATAAATCTCTTTTTGATGAACTAGAAGAAGAAGAAGAAGAAGAAGATCCAGAAGAAAATTAATTATGAAAATAATAAAAAAATATTTATGGTTATTTTTTTTGATTTCCTCATTAATATTGCTTTTAATTCCTGGTATTTATTCTTTTTTTTATGATTATTATACTGATATGCAAATAATGAAAAAGTTTTGGATATTATTTGTTCTGAGTGGTTTTTCTGCAGTAATAGGTAGCTTATGTATCCGGTTTATAGAGTAAAATTATGAAAAATAATTTAATCAGTATAGATCCTTCAAAAAATAGTATCGGAATTTTTGTTAAACAAAAAACAGGAAAAGAAATGATTGGGACCATTAAAAATGAGTTTAAAACAGAGAGGCAATTATTTTTAAATCTCGAAAATAGATTAACAGGATTTTTAGATTTCTATAATATTTCTTTATGTTTGATAGAAGATTATGCCTTTCATATTAAGAACACTAGGTCATTAACTTCATTAGCAGAAGTGAAGGGGTTAATTAAATTTTTAGTTTTAAAAAGAAATATTAAAATAATTTCTATACCGATTTCAACCTGGAAACATTTTTCACAAATTAAAGTAAAAAAAGCACAATCAAAAAGATCTAAAATTGCATATATAGACCAGGCAAAATCTATTTATAAAAAAGATTTTAATTCTACTGATGAGGTTGACGCTTTTTTAATGTATTATTCTTTAATGATGATTAAAAAAGGTATCATAAATTCTAATACTGATTTAAAATTAAAAGAATTAGTTGATCTTTATTTGTAAGGGGAAAAAATGTTTTATAAAAATTATTATGAAGATTTGAAAATGACACATCCATTCAAAGAAAGTAGAAGTTATGGATTCCATACGGGAACTGATTATTTTTCAATGAAGGGAAAAAATCAAGATTTTATCAATAATATTGATGGGGTTCTTTTTGATATTGGAATAGGCCGCGATTCAGGAAAATATATTGTTTTAAAACATAATCCAGGAATAATTGGAAAAGAAAAAGATATTTTTTTTAGTAGATTTAAACATTTAAATAATGTTGATACTTTTTTAATTGATTCTTTTGTTTTGAAAGATAAAGAAAAGTTTATTCCTGCAGGCTTTGTAATTGGTAAATTTGGGAATTCTGGTTATTGTATGACATATGATGAAAAAATAAAAAAATATAGATTTTTGACAGAAGAGGAAAAAAATAGCCAAATAACTTTAAAAGGAGTGCATGGACATATTGAATATTTTCAACCATGCCAAAAATATCAAAGAACTTCTTTAATGAATGCAATAGATGATTTTTATAAAAATGAATTTATCGGTTTTTATTTTTATCAGTGGGGCAATGTTTATTTTCAACCTGAAGCGGTTTACGGATATTTACAAAAAGAAAAAAATTAGTTGAATAATTATAAAAAAGATATATAATTATTTATACTGTTAATTAAAGGTCATTATGAGAAAAAAACTAAAAGAAGACAAATATAAAAGCGTAACAATAACTTTACCGCCGGAAGTCTTTAATTTAATTAAAAAGTTTTCAGAAGAAAATTATATTTCATTAAGTGCAGCTACCAGACAATTAGTCATGGATTCAGAAAAGATTAAAAATTTTTTAAAATAAAAGGATTAAAAATGAAAGAATTTTTAATAATGCCTATATTTTTAAAGGAAAAAAATCTGTGTTTTGTAAAATGCATGTATGATAATAAAAGATCAAATATAATACCGGATATTTCTGGAAACAATACAAATACCTGGGATAGATATAAACTTACTGAAGCGATAGAAAAAGGTCTACAAATTATTAAATGCAGTGAATGCGAAAAAAATGCGGTAGTAATTGATAATTATTATCCATTTAACGCGCGAAATAGCTTATGTGAATATCACCTAGAAAAAAAACTTAAATTATTAAAAAAAGACAAAGTGGCATGTTAAATGTCAACCATGCAGGGTAAAACCTGTCTTTGTCTTTTTTTTGTTTAATAAAGGGATTAAAAATGCAAGATAGAATATCAATAACAATAGCAAAAAATGAAAATTATAATTCTTTAATTAAAATAAAATTAATTATAGATTATTTAATAAATAATGAAATTGATTTTGATAAAGAAATTCCAATTGAAATTATAAATGATCTTTCTTTGCTCCATTCTGATCTAATTGATTTTCAAAATGGGAAAAAATTGCGTAAAAGAAAAATTGTCTGGGAAAATTAAAAATGCATAAATTAAATCATGAAGAAATGATAATAAATATTTTTTTTAATTTATTACCAAATATGACATATGTTGATACAGACCAGGCATATAATGAAATAATAAATAAAATCCAGGAATTACAAACAATAAATATTTTATATAATAAAAAAATAGAACAGGATAAATAATATGATTGAAGATAATTTAATTGATTTTGTATTTGAATATAGGGCAAATAATAGTTTATTAGTAAAATGCGGTATTTTTTTGAAAAAAACTAAAGACAATAAAATGCTTTGTATAGCTACTGAACTAGAAGAGAATACCGGACCAAGTATTACAAATTCATGCGAATATTTAGCAAATGAAATTTGTAAGCAAAAAGAAATCAAAGTTTTAGATTTTATTTTGATAGAAAGATATGATAGAAGAAAAGATGGAATTTTTTCTGCTCCAGTAACATTTGATTTAGTTATTTTTGATATCAATCTGGGACTTGACAGTAAAACTTTTTACAATCCACAATGGAGAAGAATTGATAATTTTATAATAGAAGAGGTATTACTGGGTAATTTATCATCAGATGCAATTATAAAAAACTCAATTGATAAAAAAGAGAATAAAGAAAAAGAAATAAACGAAAAATCATTAAATATCTCAGATATAAATGGAGCTAAAAAAAATATTGATGATTTAGAAGTTTACGGCGATGGTGATACCTTTAGACTTCTTTGCAAAGCCTCTTCAAAAAAAGAGGGCTGGATGAAATCGACAAAAGTTTGCAATGTTCAGGGGGGATGCATTGTCCAGGTAACAACGCAGCAACGAAATGCAGATTTTACTTATTCAATAGCCGAGGCATTAACTTTTGTTCCTGGGAATCATATTGATATTGATGCGGAACCGAGAGTAATAACTGAGATAAAAAATGAAAAATGAATTAATAAAAGCATTAACAGCTCATTCAGGAAATGATAATTTAATACCAGAAAGTTTAGATTATTCTATAGTAGGAATAAAATATGACTTTGAATTCTTTACATATTGTATCAATAGGCAGCCATTAAAAATTAAATTTCCGGCTAAAATTGGAGTTTTGAAGATATCAAAAGATTTATTAACCGAGACAGATTACAAAGTTTTAAGAATAATCTTAAAGTATATAAAATCATTAAGAATATATGAGGTAGATAATTATTTATTAATTCTTTTTAAATTAAAATTTATTTATAATTTTTTATTTAAAATAAAAAAAGTAAATAATCTTTCTGTTATTGTTTATAATTTTACTTTTAAAGATAAAAAACTTATTAAAATAAATAAATTAGATCAAACTTTTAATATAAAAAGTTATGAAAAATTGAGATTATCAAAATTTGATGTTTTATTAGGAAAAAATAAAAAGTAAAAAATATGGGTTATACTATAATATAGGACAATTAAAATGCCATATGATAAAAACATTGAAGATACCATTATTGAAGCCATAAGGAACGGATCAGCAATAAACAATGCTTGTGAAACAGCTGGTATAGCTCCAGCAACATTTTTTGACTGGACAAATGAAAAAAGTCCGAGATTTAAATTGGAGTTTTCAGATCAATATAAAGAAGCTAGAGCCGAATGGAAAAAGAATTCTGCTATTCAATGTGTTAATGCGTTACATAAGAGGGCCATTGGATATGAATATATAGAGACCATAAAGCGAGCGAATGAAAAAGGGGATTTAGAAATAGTAGAAGAGCGAACAAAAATGATACATAGTGATACTGCAGCTATATTTTTGATCACTAATCATGACCGAGATAATTACCAGCAAAGAAATGTTATTGAAAGTAATCTTACCGGAAAATTAGATGTTAATAATTTTGACATTGAAATATCAAAAGAAGAGAAAGAAGATTATAAAAAACAAATTGGGTTATTTTTAAATCCCAAAAATAAATCATATAAAGAAGAAAATGAAAATAGTCAAATAAATGAATGAAACAGATTATATAAAATTTGATATCTTATTAAAGCAAAACAATTTTAAATTATGGTTAGCTCTCAAACATCACCGGACCCATAAAAATAAAAAATTAGACTTTACAAAAAATCCTTTTCAAAAAGCAATATATTTAGATGAGAGCCCGCACCAGGTAGATAAAAAAAGTACCCAGGCAGGAGTTACGGAAAAAAATAATATTGAAGCTTTAGCATTTGCAATTAAAGGATTATCAGTCTTTTATGTTTTACCTACAGATAAATTAGTAAGTAGATTTGTTAGAAATAGAATGGATAAATCAATTTCTAATACTCTGTACTATAAAGAATTGGAAAGGAAAACCAGGCTATTAGATGAACGAAAAAAAATAGATTCTATGTTTTTAAAAGATTTGGGGAAGGGGACTATTGCTTTTGTTGGTTCAAATTCATCGGCAGGATTTACGGAATTTCCTGCCGATGTTTATATTATTGATGAATTAGACGAGTGTAATCAAGAAAATATTCAGATGGGTTATGAAAGACTTTCTAACTCTGAGTATAGATATACTAGAAAAGTCGGTAATCCAACAATCCCCGATTTTGGAATTGACTACGAATATAATCTTTCTGACAAAAAACATTGGTTTATAAAATGCGATATTTGCGGGCATTGGTTTACTCCTGATTTTTTTGAAAATATTGTCAGACAAGTTGATGAAAATGATTTCATAATCAGGGACCCTAATTATGAAATAGGTTCTGAGAAAGACATAAATTTAATATGCAGCAATGAAAAATGCGGACGGCCGGTTCATAGATTCAAAGATGGGGAATGGGTAAAAGAAAAAGAAATTGATATTTCAGGCCGTTATATCAACAAACTATTCTCAGCTAACACGACAATAAAAGAAATTGTAGAAAGATTTGAAAAAGGACTTATCAATCCTACAATAATGCAGCGATTTTATAATGGTGATCTGGGACTTGCTTATATTGGAAAAGGCGCAAAAATTACGGAAGATATTATCAATGATTGCATCAGGCATTATAAAGAAAAATCATTTTCAAAAAATCCTTGTTTTGTTGGTGTTGACGTGGGATCGATACTAAATGTCATAATTGCTGAAGAGTATCAAAATAGTTTAATGATAACTGCTATTTTAGAGCTAACTTCAGAAGAACAAATTTTAGATCTATTTAAATGCTATAATATAAAAGTAATGGTAATTGATTCCAGGCCTGAATATAGAATGGTTAGAAGATTAAAAGCAAGATTAAATCAAATATGGTCCTGTGATTATTTAACCGATAATGAAAAGGATTCTATTGATGATAAAAGTCGAATATATAAAACAGACAGGACAACTTCAATGGATGCAGTAAAAGAGGGGCTCCAACTGGAAAATATTATATTACCGGAAAATGCTAAAAATAATAAAGCGTTTATTTCTCAAGTGACTGCTCCTGTCAGAGTATTTAAAGAAAATAAAAATGATCCAACAAAAGAAGGCCGGTTTATCTGGATGGAAGGCCATAAGCAAGATCATTTTTTTCATTCATTGGTATACGTAATTATAGCAAGAAAATTATTATTAATGTCAAAGAGATAAATAATTTAGTAATTGTATATTTCATCACTCACTTAAAATCCTGTTTTATTGTCAATAAAACAGGATTTTTTTTATTTTTGTTTACTAAAAAGTTAACATATGTTATAATAAAATAAAAAGGGGTAAGCTATGGAAGCGACAAAAATAAAAGCCTGTGAAATATTAGAAGAAAGAATAAAAGGAAAATTAAATTGAAAGTTAATGAAATGAACGGATGTGAAGATTGTTTTTTATCTGAAGAATGCACCGGAATGAAATGTTATGGAGGAGCACCAATTGAGCCTCCCTGTACAAGATGGGATCCTGAAGATGATTTAGAAGATGTCGAAAATGATTATTATGCTAGACAAATAGAGCATGAAAAATATCTTGATAGAAAAATAGAGATAGAAAAAAAAGAAGTTGAAAAAAAGGAGTTAAAAAATAAAAGGGCTAGAGAATCGAGGATGTATGTATATGAAGAAACAAAAAAAATAAATAGATTAAGAAAAGTATATAATAATAATGTAAGAATAATTAGTTTTGTTAGAGCAATAAATATGACAAATAAAATGTTTGATATGGAAAAAAGGTTTGATAAAACACCTTTTGAGATAAGAAATGAAGAGATATTAAAAGAGATTGAAGAAATAAAAAATAAAAAAAAAGAAAAATTAAAAGAATTAAGGAAAAAAAGAATTAAGGAAAAAAAGATTGAAGGAAAAAAATATGTCTGAATATATGATTGATATTACAAATTTAAATAAAGCGGAAGTATTAAGAGCCCTTTATAATAATTCTATTACATTAGGATTAGGATTTCTTCATTTTAAAAATGAAGAAATGTATAAATCTGAAGCTGAACAAATAATAAATGAACATGGAGAAAATAATTTAGATTTTGGTTATATTTATGGTCGAGTAATGAAAGTAGATTTAAGTAACAATTTTTTAGATCCGCGACTTTATGACCGAGATAATGGGGCAGGAGCAGCAAAAAAAGTTATTGATAATTTAAGAAATAATCTAAAGGAATAATATTGAACTCAAATAATTTAATGAATAGAGATTTAGTCAAACAAAAAATAGAAGTGATTTATCAATTTTTAAAAGATATCAAAAAAATCAAAAAAAATCAATCGACTGCGGAAATATCATCACGAATTGAAATACAGAAATTATTCAGTGAATATAAAGCGATGATTATAAATGATATTCTTAACGCCCATGCTTTATATGAAATTCTTTATGATGATTTTATTTTTGTAATTGATCATTACCCAGACAAAAAAAAAATTATAGAAATCCTGGGAATGACTAGGGCGGGATTATCAAAATATTATACAAAAAAAGGAAATATGTCTTTTAAAAGATTAATTGAAATTATGATAAAATTAGTTAATGAATTGTCATATTTAGAATAAATTTTAAATTTATAAAGGGTAATTAAATGAATACAGAAAAATTGATTGAAAAAATTACACAAAATTATTCAAAAACTTGGAATAATTTTATTTCAGATTTTTTACCAGTTTATGAATATTATAACAATATTACTTTTTACCCTGATTATGGATTAAGTATAAATAATTGTGGTTTAAAAATTATAATTCCTAATGAATTTTTATTCGGGTTATTAGAAGAATTTTTTTATCAAAATGAGATAGATTTTTTTGATTATTATTTAACTGCAAAAAGACAATTATTGCAATCATATATAAGAAAATATGATGATAAAGAATTAAAAAATAAAATTAAAGAATTAAGAAGAGAAGCAAAATATAAATCTATTTTAAAATGTTTTGAAATAAATGAAAGTGAGAATAAAAATGGAAATTAAAAAAATAGTTGACATATTTTATTTAAAAAGTGAGGGAAAAGAAGATGATTAAATACTTTTGTGATATATGTGAAAAAGAATTCAAAAAAGATCAATTGTTAATAAGAATTTTATATTATTCATTTGATAATTATACATTAGAATCTAATTTAAGAAAAAAACCAGAAGAAATCACAAAAAACCTTTCACAAGTTGAATTCATGGTTTGTTATAGATGTGACAAAAATTTAATCGAAGAATTTAATAATTTTTTAAAAAAAGAATTATTTCTTACGATAAATAGACAATTTCACGTTAAGGAGAAAAAAAAAGATGATTAAATATTTTTTTTATATTTTAAGACATAAATATTATGTCTTTATTGAATGCTGGAAAATGGGACTCTATCTTCATGCATTCACACACGATTTCAGTAAGTTTTTGCCGGATGAGTTTTTTCCATATGCTAACTGGTTTTACGGGAAATATGGAAAAGATTATTATGAAAAATGGGCTAATTATGAATATGGATATGATGAAACAATTGATTATTCCAGGGATGCAAAGAAAGCATATGAAAAATCCTGGGAAAAACATCAGAATAGAAATAAACATCACCCAGGTCATAAAAAATGGAAAATTAGACTAGATGTCTATGATATGACAAAACGAAACTGGCATAATATGCCGATAAAATACATAAAACAAATGGCCTGTGATTTGAGGGCCATGTCAAAACAATTTAAAAATGATCCAATAAAATGGTATATCAAAAATAAACCGGACTTTGCGTTAAAATTGTCTGAAAAAAGTTTGATTGATTTGGAAAAGATTTTAGCTCATGGAAAAATTAAATAAGGAGTAAAGAATAATGAAATTGAGTGCAGAAATAGGCGAAAAAGGAATATTAAAACTTGGAATGGATAAAGTTATGGAATCAATATTTAATCTTGAAAAAGAGAATGAAGAATTAAAATCAGAATTTGACAATATTGATTTTGAAAATTTGACGCTTAATGTAGAAATTGAAGATTTGAATAAAGAGAACAAACAGTTAAAACAACAAATAGAAAAAATGAAGTGCTGTGAGAATTGTAAACATTTTTATAAAAATAAAAGTGAATGTATAAAATGTTATGATGGAAAAGAAAAATATTCTATTGATTATTCTATTGGTTGGGAGTTAGAAAAATGAAAGGATTGTTATGGGAAGGATTTTAGTTCATGGGAAGAAAAAATAAAATAAAGATTGTAGAAATATCAGAAGAAAACTTTAGAAATGAAGTTACCGTATTAGCAATGAAATATAATGTTGATGTTCTGCAGGAAATACATAATGAAATTATAAAAAGTTATTTTCAAGATGGTTTAACTGCAAAAAAAACACTAGAGAAAATACGAGATATCATTTATAATAAGATTGATGAGTCTACATTATTGATTAAGAGAATGACAGAGTTAGAGGATGAAGAAAAGACACAAAAAGAAAATTTTACAAAAGCAAATTAATAAATCTCTAGTTCATCAGCCTATCTATCAACAAGGGGTTGATATCCCCCAAGGGGTCCCCAGTTCTATAATCAATAGACATAATGGTCGCGGTTATCGAGTGATGACGATTTCTTCATTAAGAAATTTGACCGGACTCGATAAAAAAATGCAGACCATTGTCACTAAAACAGATAATCCATATTTTTATATAACTCCTGAGGATCGATTTAGAATATTTCAATTATGTGCTCCGGTCCTGGGAATAATAACTTCAAGAATGAATAGAATATCAGGACTTAATTTTAATATTGTATCTGATAAAAAAGAAGAGGATCGAATGTATGAATTAATGAAAGACATGCATTCTCTTTATAATGAGTATAAAAATTATAGTGACATTAGATATCAAGTTGCAGCTGGATTTATTTTAACAAAAATTAGAAAAAGACTTACTGATATTTTACCGGATCTATCTAACTTTGACAAATCTCTTGTTAGATGGCGTAAAAGAATAAGATTTGAAAAAATAGATAAATGTGATGAAATAAAAGATTGGTTTATGACTCCTAACAGGAATGAAAAATGGCAAGATTTTATCAAACAATGGGTTCAAGATCTAATGTTGCATAGTACTGCGACAATTTATAAACAGGTCCGTGATAATAAAATTGATAATATTTATATTCTGCCCGGGGGGACTACTTTTCCTTTCCGAGATAAATATGTAAGTTCAGAAGCTATATATTTTCAAGTTATATCCGGTGACCAGCCACAAATATTTTTTCCTGATGAAATTAGTTATTCTCAGTATATACCTACTTCAATGAGAAGTTATGGAGTAATCCCGATTGAGGCATTGTTAAATAAAATAACTGAAAGTCTATTGTTTGACAATCTTATGGCTGAACAGGCAGACGGTACAAAATTCCCAGAAAAAATGATAATTATAAATGATAATAGTCCTTTTGGAGATCCAGACAAAGATTTAAAAGTTAATATAGATCCTAATGATCAAAAAAGAATTGAAGAAAAAATAAATCATCCAGTAAAAGGCGGTATTATGACTTTTTCTGGAAATGAGGTAACCGTGGTTGATTTAAGCAAAGAAAATACTATGGGTATACAATCACAAAGACAGAGAGATATCAGGGAAGACGTGGCACTTGTTTTTAATATGAGTAACATGGAAATCAATTTGACGGGGTCAGGTGATACCTCGGGAAGGTCAACCAGTGAAACGCAGCAAGAAATTGAACAGGGTAAAGGAATTGCTCCAATTTTAGGACAATTTGAAAATGTCGCTAATATGGATATTACTCCTTTTCGATATGGTCTTAATTATTCATTTGAATTTGAAATGACAAAATCTGAAAGGGAAACATTAGAAATGCTTAAATTAAAAATGAGTACCGGATTATATGCAACTAATGAAGTTAAAATAAACGAATTAAATGAAATGCCTTTTGATAAAGAAGAATACAATTATCCCCCTGGGGCAGCAATGGAAAGTAGACCGGATGGCAGTAATATAAATCCTTTTAATTTTGTTAGTCAAAATAAATAATAGGAGTTAAAAAATGCCAGAATGTAAACCGAAGGCAGGAGAAAATAAAAATGATTTTATCAGTAGGTGTGTTAAAATTGCAATGAATGACGGTAAAAATCAAAATCAAGCCCTTGGTCAATGTTATGGAATATGGAATAATACAAAAAAAGCAGAAAAAGAAATCATTGATAATGTCAAAAAATCAGTAAAAGAAATGTCTAATTTTTTGAAAGATAATTATGGCAATTGATCAAAATAAATTGACTCAATCACAAATTGAAAAAATATCCGCACCCATGGAACTTGATTTAATTGCTTTTTTTGACATTCTATTTGATAAAATTGATAAAATTATAGATAACAATAGAAATAAAACACAATTTGAATTAAATAAAGAAATAGAGGATTTATTTAATGAAACAATAGTTTAAAAATTTAACTTAGTTAGAATATTATATAAGAGATACGATCAATGTCATTGGTCAGACTTCCTGATTATAGGGGCCTTAAAGCAGGGTCCCTATTTTTTTAAGGATTAAAAATGGCAAGAAGAATATCAATAAAAAGACTTCGTGATAAATATGGGAAATTTAATATTAAAAATGAAAAATATCAGCAAGTAATAAATGATATTTTAGCCGATAATACTGAAGCTATCACAACACAAATATTTAAAATCTCTGATAGGACCTGGAAAAAAGAGACAGAAAAAATAATTGATAGAAAAACAAAACGGCCAATAACTTTGACTTTTCCTGAGTATAAAACAATTATTCCAAACAAAAGGGTATTTTCTATTAAGGCAGCTGAAAGCGGTCGAATGATTACCCAGACATTAAGAAATCATTTAAATGTTGCTTTAAGGGAATCAATACAAGATTTTGAAAAAGAAGGCACCCGATATCGTGGAAGGTTAAGACCGGAAATAATAAGAAAAATGAAAAGTAAAGTAAAAGATGTATTTGTCAATTATCAAAAAACAGATCCTAGATATGGAGTACCCTCTAATATTAGAAATATTGCGGTAACTGAAGTAAGATCAAATGTTAATATGATCAGGGAAAAATATGTTGAAACTTTTATGTTTAATAACAAAAAGAAAATTGAAATGAAAAAGCAATGGATACAAAATATTTCTCAATCAAAAGAACCTAGAAGATCACATAATTATATCAATAAAAAAATAATAGGATTTTATGACTTCTTTGAATTTCCTGAGTATAAAAAAATAAAAGGGCAATGGAAAAAAACAGGAAAAACAATTAGAATGTCCAGACCCCATGATCCTGCAGGCGGTATAGCTGAAATAATTGGATGTAATTGTGAATTAAGATACATTGCAAAAAGTATTTGACAAAATGTTACAATTTAACTAACCTTTATATATCCTTACAATCACCAAATTTCCAGACCCTTTCAATATTCCTTCCCCGTTGAAAGGGTTTTTAAAAATAAAAAAAAATATTGAAAAATAATTTTTTTAGGATATAATTAAATTGACAAAATTTTATTTTCTATCTGATATAACCCCCTCCCAGGGGGTTTTTTTGTTATAAAAAAAATAATAGACACAATTAACCATATTAGATATAATAAAACTGTTCTATGATAGTTCTATTCATGTTCTATTCGTGTTCTAAAACAGGACATAATTTTTTTTAAAGGTTAATTGATGGAAGAAAAAGTCAAAAAAATATCCTTACATTTTCATCCTTTCCAATTTGAAAATAAATTGCATGTCTTTGAAAAATCAATTGAGGGCAGTAATATAAAAAAAAGATATCTAAAAGGTATCTCATCGGGGATCAAAACGGATCTTCATGGTGAAATTATTACAAAAGAAGCCATTGATGATTTTATGCGGCAAGCTAATGAAGGAATGATTTTGTTATATCCAGATGTGCATGATATTAGAGCCAGTGAAGATATCGGGAAGCTAATAAAAGCTGAGATTGATAATAATAACAACTGGGTTACAACATACGAGTTGTATGATCAAAATGATCTGGACCCGAGTATCTATTCTCAAAAATTAGCTACAATTGACACACTCTGGAAACAATTAAACGGGTTGCCTCCATATGATAAACCAATTCAAAAAGGATTTTCAATTGAAGGGATAATACCAAATAATGGGATTATATCTCAATCATATGACGGAAAAAGAAAAATCTGTAAAATTGATCTGGACGGTGTTATATTATGTCCGCGCCCAGCTTATCCTGATTCTATCGCAAATGGAATATACAAAGCTTTAGATGTGTTACCCCCATGGACAGAAGAAAAAATTAAAAAAAGTCTTCAAAATAAGTTGAGAACAATTGTTCAAGAAAAAGAAATGAAAGACGAATACTTTAAAAAAAAGTTTGAAATTGATAATGCATTTGAAGAGACAATTGAAGAGATTATGTCTGATGTTCAGAATAATAAAAAAGAAAGATTAGAAGTTATATTTTCCGAATATCAGGACATAATGATTAACTTATTATTAAATTCGGTTGGTCTGTTTCAAAACGAAACTAATATAGAAATTCCGGCCATTCTTGTTAAACAGGAAAATTCTGAAAAAATGCAAAGAGTCTTAAAAGACATTGCATCAAAAATTATTGATATTAAAAATTCAATTAAACAAAATGATATCAATAAAACATCAAAAAGGAGTAAAAAACAATGATGGAATTTCAAACATTAATTCAAGATTTAAATTCATTAATTAGTCAATTACAACAAATGATTTCTTCTGAAGCTGGACCAGCTATGCAGCCAGATAATCCGTTGCCAGATCAGCAACCGGATGCAGAAAAAGGGACCGGAACACCGGAAGATGACGAAATGATAGAAAAAGGACTTGAAACAACACCTTCTGACGGTGCTACGGCAAATGATGATTCTGATACCAGAATAACAGACCCACAAACGCCACAAGGTGATATTAATGAAAAAGACGTAGCGAAAACGTTACTTAAAATACTTCAAAAAAACAATCAAAGTCTTCAGAAATCTGTATCTAATCCAGATACACAGGTTTTAAATACTTTGAATGAAATTGTCAAAGTGACTAAATCATTGACTGAGAAAGTTAATGATCAAGAAATAGCTGTGAAAAATATTTTAGAAGGATTGGGAGTTGTTGAACAAGTTGAAAAAAGTTATCAAATTGATAATAATAAAAACAACCAGGTTCAAAAAGGTTTAAGGAATCAAAATGATTTCAACAATGCCTTAGAATTGATTACAAAAGCTTTACAGGTGAAACCTGATACCAGCAATACTTATCAGACACCAAGAGAAATAGCTCGAAAAACTTTTCAAAATCCTTCAATTTTAAAAGCTATGGTAAAAAAATAATTGATCTAAAAAATCAATAAAGGAGTTTTTAAAATGCCTGAATTTACAATAAAAGGATTCAATAAATATGCGGATGAAAATAAAAGCTTATTACAAAAGGCTTTAACATCCGCGACAGGTGTGGGCGGAGCGTTAATCCCTGAAAACCTTGAAAAAGAGATTACTAATACAATTATTAGAATGTCTCCTGAAATTGCTATTTTAGAGCCAGGGTTTAAAAAAATTGCTGGTAAAACGCATGAGTTTAATCGTTTGACTGCATTGCCAGGAATCGGAGGGGCCCAGGGAGAAAGCTCTACTACCCCAACACGAAATAGTACTACTGTCAGAGATACAGTAACATTAAAAATTGTAAAGCGAAAAGGAGCCGTAACAAATTTTCTCCAGGATACATCCGAGGAAAATATTGACGCGGCAGCTTATGAAATGGAAAATCATATCACAAGCCATATTTACGATTTAATCAATTATTTTCTGTATGGAAATCCAAACGGAAATAAATATGAATATGGCGGACTTGATAATTTCATCGGAAATGCAGGAAACAATAATCGGAAAAATGAAGCTAGATTCGGGCAGACCCCAACTAGTTTAAAATTTCTTGATGATATGATTGATATTTCAGACAGAAAGGGAGGGTCTTCTCATAGAAGAGCTTTTTTGATGTCTCCTGAAATGTTAAGTCATTGTTCACGATTATTGACTAATGTCAGAATCAATCAGGAGTCAGTTGGGAAGGGATTAAGTATTGTAGAAATCCCAGGAGGATGGAGGTTATTTTCTTACCGTGATATTCCTATTGTGCCAAGTGCACAAACCAGGAACACAAACACTATGGGAACTGTGACACCATCAGCAGCAGGAGCAGGAAGCGGATTAACAGATGCTACTTATTATTTCAAAGTTGCAAAAGTTACCCAGGACGGTGAGTCATTAGCTCACGCTTCCAATGTTACGACTTCTAGTAATGATACAATAACTCTAACCTGGACCGCGGAAACAGATGCATATCGATTTAAAATCTATTGTTCGACTACTCAACACGCGGAAACATTAGTTGCGGAAATTAGCGGTTTCAATTATGATGCGACTGGAAACATAACCGCAAATACTACCACTGTAACTTTTTCAACCGATCCAAACAGTGCAAATCCAACGATTAGTGCGCCTGCAAATTTGATCCTTGCTATTTCTGGAAATACAGTTCCAAGTTATATGCAAAGCGATATTTCATTTGAGCAGGACTCTGGACATGATGTCCCTGAAATTGTCGCATTATGGGACCTGGACCCGATCCAAGGATTAGGAAAAGTTCCCTATACAAATCGTGGAGGTTCTAATTTTGGCGGGCTTGTTACAACAAAAGAGCTTGCTGAGGTTGATGATTACATGCAATTTCTTGTTAAGTCTTATCCAGCGTTAGCTCCTTCTTATGATGGTACTTCTGTTTGGCATAGAGGAAAAAGAACATACTAATGCTATACACACAAAAAGAATACAGAGAGAAGGCAAATAAAAAGCCTTCTCTCAATATTATTAATATTGAACCTGAAAAAGAAAAAAAGCCTAAAATTGAATATTGTATTTTTCATGATGAAGAATACACAGGAGAATATTTAATTGATGAAAAAACAATTAATTTTAAAAAAGGGATTTTTAAAACTTATGATGAAGATTTAAAAAATAAATTGATTGAAAATGGTTTAATTCTTTTTTATGAAAGAGAGGTAAAAAAATGAATTATGTAGATTATTTGTCCGAAGCGGAAGCGCAAGAAATCAGTCTATTAATGCCAGGCAATCAAAATTCGCAGTTAGGTGAAAAAATCAGATATGCATTAATGAGAGACGTAGGGTTTCCATTCGGAGATAAATATTATGTAGATGGAATAAACGGAAGTAATACAAATGATGGACTAAGTTGGCAAACAGCTTTCAAAACTATACAATATGCTCTAAATAAAGCAAGATATCAATCCGGAACCACTACAATTGATAGTTCTAAAGATCATCATAAATGGGTGTTTGTTGGTCCAGGACAATACAATGAACAGCTATTATTTTCTGGATATAATATTCATTTGATTGGAATTTCTCCATTATCAAATGGAGATTATGGAGTCGTTGTAAATTATGATGATGCAATAGCCAGTACTGCCGTATTAGGATTTACCGGATCAGGTCTTGAAATAGCTAATATTTGTTTTAATTCTGCTCATGCCATACCAATTATGTTGCTTGCAGATACAAGCGACGCGGTGCATATTCATGATTGCTGGATAAAAGGCGATAACAGTAAAACCGTTACTATAGGTATAAGTTGCGAAATAAAAAATTCTATTATAGAGAATAATATAATTAATGGATGTATTACAGGTATTGATGTCGCAGCGGGAGCATGGTTCAACAATTCTATTATCAGAAATAACAAATTGACAAATTGTACTAATTTGATAGCTATTGCAGCAACGGCAGTCTGCACAGAATCAGAAATATCTAGAAATAAAGGGATTGGGTCATCTACGGGGATTGTTAATGGACAGGCTACAGATATTATTATTACTGAGAATAGGACAAAACCAGCCGTTTCAGATGCGGGGTCCGCAGCTGGTGACAATACAACATTAGCATAAATCAAATGACTTAATATAAGGAGTATAAATTTATGAACGAAAAAGAAAAAATATTTTTTGAAGAATCTAAACAAATGGTTCAAAATAAACCTAATAAAATTGAAAAAAAAGTAAGTATCAAAACAAAAGATACTGACGAAGAAAAAGAGAAAAAATCTCAAAAAATAAAATAAGGTAATTTATGGGGCTTATAAATACTTATAATATTTTGTCTAATGCTTCTTATGATTCAAACTTAATTCAAATTTTAGGATCAACTTTTAAATTGAAGTTACAAGAAGTTAATACTAATTTTACTGAAAATTTTGATAATGATACAGGACATACTTATGATTCAGATTTAGTAGAATTTAAAGATAGTAAAATAGAACAAAAAAGCCAAATAGATGCATTATGCGGTGCTAATTTTAATACTGATATTAATCTTGAAGATTGGAGTGGAGGAGTAGTAACAGGAACTGCTTATAATGGGGCTGGAATTACATCTGGTCAATTAGATTTATCGGGCAGTGAAAATAAATATATTGATTTTGATGCAAATAATAATGCAGATGCTCAACAACAAGGATGTATAGAATTTGACTGGATTCCTAAATATTCAGGAGCAGGAAGTTTTCAATATCTACCTACAATTGTTCAAGCAGCTGGAAATGCTAATAATAGAATAAGAATATATCATCAAAGTACATTATTATTTGTAGCTATTTCTGATTCTACTGGCGGAAGTATTGTTTCTTTTGCTGAGTCATTTAGTCCTATAACGGATACAAAATATAAAATTTCTTTAAATTGGGATATTACTAATGGTGCAACTAGATTATTTGTTGATGGAAATCAATTGGGAAGTACACAAACAGGTACTGGAATAAGAAGCTCTAATATTGGGTTATTAAGAATAGGTAAGGATTTAAATGGCAATGGAAATGCTAATTTTTTAATAGATAATTTAGTAATTTATGATTCTGTTCAACATACATCTAATTATACACCATCATCTGACGATATTCCTAAATATAAATATGTTACATCTTCAGATATTCTTCCAAAAATGCAATATATAGGCGATGGAACTATCAAATTATTTAATTCTTTATCTTTAGTTTATATAGGATCTCCAAAAATATTATTAGATATAGGAGAATCTGGAAATAATTTATACTGGAATGGTTCTACTTGGGCTGTCTCAGATAATTCCTATTCGCAATCAACAGATTTAATTACTTTTAATATTAATGCAGACACGTTGCCTGTTGATGAAGAAACAGAAGGAAGATTCACGATAGTATTTCCAGATTCAAATACTTTAAGTTCTGTTTCTGAATTAACAGCTAATATGAGAATAGAACAATATTCAACTACAAATCCAAAATTATCTTTTACTGATACATTTGATACAGAAGCATTATTAACATTTTTATCAACTTTTTCTCAATCTGGAAATGATAATATAACTTTTACTATTGTAAAAGATAATGTAGAAAGATATTATAATAGTGGCTGGATGGTAAGCAATGGAATTTATTCACAATCTAATACATTAACAGAAATACAAAATAATTTATCTACTTTTTTTAATGAATCTGAATTAGGATCTCATGTATCCGTAAATGTTTTTTTTCATTCAGATACAGGGATATCATCTCCTACTTTAACTGATATTACAATTACATATGATTTTGTAGAAATTGATATTGATTCAATAGATACTACTATTGTTTACGGTTTTATTAGTGATTATCAGACAGGCTCAAAAGAAAATAAAACAGTTACGGCAATTCTAAATAAAAAACAAGTTAAATATAAAGATAATATAATTTATGAAAGGGAATTTTTTTTAACAACAACCAGATCAAATGGATATTGGGAATTAGCTTTGCCTGATACTGAAAACATGACAGAAGGATCAAAATATATTTTTAATATAAATGGAGATATTTATATTAGAAAAGTTCCTGCTCCAACAATAACAGAAGGAAGTAAAACATTCTGGGAATTAAGTAATTAAGAAGGGGTTCTTATGGCAATGGTTCCGACTGCCTCAGATATAAGATCAATATTAGAAGGTTACTGTATTAGTTCTGCGATTATTAGTGATTCAGTGATTGAAAGATTAAGAGATAAATTTGTCATAAATTGGATAGAAACAAAAACAGGCTTATCAATGAGCGGAGAAAAACAATATACTCAGTATTATAATGGAAATGGAAAAAATGAACTATTTTTAAATATAAAAAATGTAATAAGCTTAGATTCAGTTGAATATGTAATAGGCGGGGATGTAATAAGCGATTTATCATTGACTCAATTTGTTTTAGATGGTCCAGAAGGAATTATCAAAGCAATTAGAACAGATTTAGTTACATCATCAGCTAATCCGGTTTTTAGAAAGGGTAGAAAAAATATAAAAATTACTTTTACGGTAGGTTTTGAAGCTGATGAAATACCGGAATCACTTACCGAAGGAATTTTATATTTAACAGCTGAAAAAGTGTTATCACAAATTGAAGGAAGAGGCGGCGGAGGGGATGTCTCTTTGCAGGGATTTTCAAAAAGTTATGGTAATCGTGGAAAATATACACATATCAGAAATGAATTAGCCAGGATGGGATTAGCTTTAATTAATGATTATTTTAACGCCGTAGTGGGGGATTAATGGATCAGACAATAAGTTGCTCAATGACGATCTCTTCACCTGCTTTGATAGTATCCGACATAAAGGATACATTAAATTTATTTGCGGGAATGTATGCATATTCATCAAATTTGATTCCCTGTTCAAGAATTATTTCAATAATTGGGACGACAATTACACTTGATTCTAATTCAATTGCTACTGGAACAGATAATATAATATTTTCAGATTTAACACCGAGCCAATTTTTAGATAAATGTGAAATATTAAAAGAAGCTCAGGAAGTTATAAACAACCAGGCAGGGGGAGTCATAAAAATATTTGTAAGAGATGAGTCTAATATTACCAGGGGTAAATATAGATCAATTCAAACAAAAAGTATCGAAAATGAAATCTATATTAAAGCGTGGCCTATTGTTTTTTCTCCAAATGCAAACACTTTAGAAAAATTAGGATTGAGAGAAGAGGTTGACCTGGCGGTGACAATTCCTTCAAAGTCCTGGATTGATGCAGGTTATACTTTTCGGGATTTTGATTTGATCAGATTTACTTTTGTTTTTAATAATGAGTCATACGAAATAAAAGAAAAATCCAGGACAACCCAGGTCTATAATGATTTTGTTTTTTATAATTTTGGATTATTTCAATTATGATTCGGTTAAATACAAAAGGACTTAAGGACAAAAGAAATAGGATTAAAAAATTACCGAAGTTTTACGGTAATGTTTTAAGGGCAAAATTACAAAAAGATGCAAATGGAATAATAAAAGAATTTAAAAAAGGTATAACAAATAATACATTTGCACTTAAACCATTAAAGCCAAAAACAATAAAAAGAAAAAAAAAACAGGGTTTTAAATATCCTGAAAATCCTTTATATGGAAAAGGGGGATTAGATTCCAGGACTTATAAAAACATGTTGATTATAAGAAAAGGGAAAAATACAATAACAGTCCGGCCAAGTAATAGAAAACATTGGAAATCGAAATTAACTTTAAGAAGTTTGTTTATAGTGCATGAATATGGAACTATAATTAAGACAAAAAAAGCGACAATAAGAATACCTCCACGGCCGGCATTTCAACGTGCATATGGAATAAGCATTAAAAAAAGAGTTCATATAACACCGGATTTAAACAAGGCTATTTTTTTATATATTAACGCAGGTCAGGAAAAAACATTTAAAATTATTGAATCTAGATTATTAAAAGGACTAGAAAAATGAAATTAGCAATTGAAGAGTTTGACACAGATACAGGCTGGTCCTCTTCTGATTTATCATTAATAGATATTCATGGGCTAAATGAAATAGATGAATTTATTGCAAATGATAATTCAAAATCTTTAATTGTTCATTTTAATGTTAACTCAAAAAATGCATATATAGAAAAAACATTATCAAGTATTGATGTTTCAAATTATAACGAAATTACTTTTAATATATTTTCTGTCAGAAGTAAAAATAAAGGAATTTATTATAATGATTTAGATGATTTTTTATTAAAAATAGATTTTGATGAGACCATGAAAGATTTTATGATTCCTGTTTACGATTCTTTAGTTCCGATTACTATTGACATTAGCGATATTGATACGCTAGAGAGAATAAGAATAACCAGTAATACAAATACAGAAAGTTATCTTGTTTTTTCTCATATGGTTGCTGTCACTGATGAACTACCTTATGATATTTTTAGGGATCTTAAAACAAAATTAGAAAATGAAAGAGATGCAATAAATTTAAACCGTAAATATCAAGTAGGGATAATAACAGGGGCAGCTAGTGATGTAAAAATATTGATTGAAGATTCCGGATCTTATCAAAGAGATTGGTTAGAAAAATATTCAGTTATTGAAATTGATGACGGCGTTAATTCAGAAATACACCAGCTATGGGAAAATAATGAAAATGATTATTATCTTGCCGAAATGTATGACGGTAATCAATTATTAAATGATTTTACAAATGCAGCAGTTTATTTATATTTTCCGGTAGAATTTGGATTGAATCAAACAGAAATATTATTACCAGGAATAGGAATTCATGAACTTGCGCCTTTACCGATAACAAGAGGGGAAAAAACAGAGGAAAAAATGGACTCATATAGAGAGGACCGGACTGTAAAAATTAGAAATGGTTTGCAAATATATCATTATTCTATTAGAATAGACATTGAAGCGAGACAAAAGGACCTTATTGCAGATGCAAGTTATATTATTAGAAATGTTTTGGCAAAAGAAAAATTATGGGTTAATGGGAAAAAATTTTGGATTAAATTTGATACAGATTCTATTTTTATAGATGCAATTGACGCGACAAATCAGATCCCGAAATTGCAGTACACAATGTTAATTGAAATAAAAGAAGAAAGATTTACTCGGTCAACCCTGGTAAATACGACAACTATTAATAGAACTTATAATATTATATAGGAGTTTTTTATGGAAAAATATCCAGCAAAAGAAGAAAAATTTAAACAATCTGAAATAAAAGAAGACATCAAGAAAATAGATAATAAAAAAAAAGAAAAATTGTACTGGTTAGAAAACAGGCATAATTATCCCTATGAATTACAAATAGGAAAGTTTTTTCAAAGATTTGAACCCAGGAATAAAGAAGGGTGCAAACAAAAAATTGAAGAAAGAATAATTTTACATAAAGATTTTCAGTATTGTAAAAAACATTTCATAATAACGGAGGTTAATTAATGGGAAATTTACGAACTTTAGGGGTAAGAGGAAAAAACTTACCTACAAAAAAAGCGCGGACCGTTGAGCCTTCTGATTTCTCAATAGGCGGAATTATAGGTCAGTTTGAAAGAAAATATGACCAGACATTTTTAGTTAATAATCCTACGGAATTTCAAGAAATATTTGGATTTAATATTAATTCTTCTTATTATGGATCTGACGTTGTTAACGGATTCTTTCAAAATATTGTCGGCCAGGATGGAAAATTATATGTTAAATCTCATGTTGGTTATGATGGAAGCGCAATTGACGCGGTTGTCGCAACAATACAAATTGATGATCAACAAGGGGCCCCTGAAAAAATATTGCAAATTGATGCAGCATATGAACAAACGTTAGAATATGGTATATCAGGAAATAGAACCGGATACACTATTACGAATGGAAATAGATTTACTACTGCAGTTGCAACGGCGTCTATTGCCAGTGCGACTTCAATTGTTTTAGATTCAGTATCAGGAATAAAAATAGGTGACATAGTAGAAATTATTATGACAGGAGCGTCAGGAATTACAGAGTATAGGAAAGTAACAAATGTGACTGAAGCTACAAATACAATTGAATGGTCCGGCGGAGCGACAGGGGCATCACAAATCGATGATGTTGTCAATGTTTTAGGGTTTCAACTAAAAACCTGGAGAAAAGATATAAATGGAATTGTCAGAGAAGTTGACACCGAGTTAGGAAAAGTATGGTGTACGACTGAAAGTGAAGTATCTGATTTTTATGTTGAAAATGTTTTTTCAACTTCAAAATGGATTTATGTTACAAGATTAACCACTACTCCAGCAAGCATTGAGGATACATTTCCAGCAAATGTCAGTACGGTTTCATATTTAGCCAGTGGTGTAGATGGTACCAGCCCGACAACCGCGGCCCATTGGTCAAGAAATTTAACAAAATTAAATACTCTTCCAGTTAGATTTATTGCTAATCCAGAGACTTCAGATATCACAATTCAAAAAGCTATGGAAACATACTGCCAGGGTAGAGATGATAATCCTAAAGTTATTTTTAATATTGCAGCAGATCAAACAAAAAGCCAGTTAATAACAATTGGGAATAATTATCAACGAAGTGATGATGTCCTGGGAATTATTTATGCTGACCGGTTAAAAATTACGGACCCTTTTGCCACGTCTACTTTAGCACCGGATAGAATTATTCCGAATGTTGGTCATTGTATGGGTGTTATAATTAGAACTATTGGAGAAAAGGGGATTCATTATATTCCGCAAAAAGACACACCAATACTCGGGATTAATGGACTTGATAATG